CGTTGTGAAATCGTAGACCCAGGTCGCCTTCGCGGTGGGGAACGTCAAGACGTAGAACAGATGGCCCTGTTCGGAATACACGTCCGCGATAGCGTCGGACACCACCGCATATTGCGACATGGCGTACTCCAGCGCGTGCGTCGAGATGCGGTTGGGCGTGAACCCCTGCGCCTCCACAATCTGATACCCGCCGCTCGCCGACGTCGCCAGCCAGACCACGCGGTCAATCGCCTCGTGCGCGGAAAACCGTGCAGCGCAACCAAACGGCACGAGCCCTGACGGGTCCGGCGCAAACGGGAACGGGGACGTGTCCGCGTTGTACCACACTTCCGACGTCTGTCCACCCAGTAGCCAAATTTGACCGTACGACGTCACGACCATCGACGTCCATCGGTCCGGCGCAATGGACCGGAACGCGTTCTGCGTTGCGTCCCATGTCGTGCCGTCGTTCAGGTCCGAGATGCGGAACTCGCTGTTGGCCACATCCAACGAAACAAAATACCCATCGAGCATCCCGCCCATGGTGGACCCGCTGGCGAGCTCTGTGGTCAGCGTATTGGTCGTCAGGTTGTACGTATATCCGACGTCGCCGGACGTGATGAACAATTCATTGCCGACTTCGCCGTTGCCGGAAATGGTCGCGGGGAACGTGTCGGTCGCCACCGTGCCACGCACCGTGGCCACGCCGGCGCTGGAGAGCTCGTACAGCGTCGTGTTGATGATGACAAAGCACCGACCATTGAGCGCGTACATGGCCCGCCCGCCCAGCGACGTCGTCGTGCTAAACGCCTGGAACCCGGGCGTCGGATACAGCGCGGCCTTGCTCGTGGCGCCAGACGACTCCATCGCCTCGACGTACCAGTTCATCAATTGCTCGTTGTCGGCAACGGGTGACTGGGAGGTATACGACCCTCCCACAAACAAGGGGAACTGGCTCATTAGTACGGCCTGCGCCGATTCAACTGGCCCAGCGTCATGGGATTCATCATTCCACCTGGTTTTGCCATCCCCGCATTGAAGCCGCCCCTATTTCCATATGGACTTCCCCCCTGTCTATACGGCGGGAGCGTCCCTCCGTACGGTCCAGACTCACTCGGCCCATACGGGTCAAGGTCCCCCCCGTGTGCCACACCCGTGTCTGTCGATGACAGCACCGGTATCGGCGTCGGCGATGTGCCGTGGCCCGTCCCGTACCCGCCCTGGTACCCGCCGCCGGGCCCGCCGTACACAGGCGGCGGAGCAGGAACAGGCGCCTGGCGCTGCTTCTTCTCACCCATGTACCCGCCCTGGTACCCGGCGCGGGGATCGCCGTACACAAGCGGCTGAGCAGGAGCAGGCGCCGGGCGCTGGTTCTGCTCAAACGTCTCTGGATAGTCCTCGATGCGCGGCATGGGCTCGCCTCGCATCCGTCCGCCGCCGTAATTCCACGACTGCCATGCGTTTTCGTACGGAGAGCGCGGTGCGTATATTGCCATCGGTGTACCTTGTGGGGCTACGCGCCCGTATCACTGAAAATATTGTACTGGCCGTGCCGTGGCTTCCACATGGCATCGACGCTCAAATCCATCAACCGGATGTTCGCGCGCTTGATATTGGCCTTTGACTCGATTGCGCTGACCACCAACGCTTGCGCGGGTTCAATCTGATACTCCGGCGACAGTTCCACCGCCAGGTTGTCTCGCATGAACCGGCGATAGCCGGGCGGCAACGACAGCGTGTCGGACAGCGCCAGCTCGGTGACCGCCACCGGCGCATACAGCGCCCCCTGCAGCGTGTTCGACGTGGGGACCATCCAGAACGTCAGCGTCGACAGCGGATACGTCAGGTTGTAGTAGGCATACGACGGATACGTCGACGTCAGCGCCTTTTGTGGGATGGCGGCATACGCCTCAACCGTCAACAACCCCAACGGCATCTCAAGCGCCGGGCTCTGGCTGGTATCGATGAATTTCAGGTCGTCAATGTAGATGGGGCGCGCAATATCGACGTCGCCGCCGTCACCCACCGTGTACGCCGCCTGGTTGGCCACGAGCGACCATGTCGTCCGCAACGACGTGTACATCGTCAACCGCTCGGTGCCCCAACCGTCGATGAGGTCATTGAGCCGCTCAAGCGCGTCGTTGGCTTCCTGCCCGGTCGGGGCCTCCGTCGCATCGAGCACGCCGATGCGTTTCATCGACGCCGTAATGAGATCGAGTGCTGTCATTCAGAGCCCTTCTACCGCGCCGCGCGTCATTTATTGCGTTTGCTAATCGCCGCCGCTTTGGCTTGCGCGTCACCTTTACTTGAGGCGCCCCACGCTTTCAGGGCCAACGCCAACCGTGTCGGCGTGCCGTCGGGCTCCGCCATCGGCCCTGGCATATTGCCCATCCGCGCCAGAAAACTCGCACGACGGGGATTGTCGCCAGCTTTCACCGGCGGACGCAAGGTGCCGCCCGTTTCTGCCTTGTACGAGGCTCGCCCCTTAGCGTTCAAGCCGCCTTCGGGGTTCTTGCCTTCTTTCCGTGTCCACGCGGAGCTCATGGGCGCCTTCCGTGCAGGTTAAAACCGTTTCGTATACTGGGCTCGCACGCCAAGGCCGCGCCGAGACGGCACCAGCGGCTGGGCGCGTGGCTGCTGCGACGCCAGCCAATCGCGCATGGCAATTTCCATCTGTACGTCTTTGTAGCGCGCCCGTAGTGCGCGTTCGTCGCGCGTCTCGCTGGCAGACACGTCGCCGCGTCCTTGCGGGTCACGATACGACACGGCCCATTCTGGGCGTGCCCCTCGACGCACAGACGCGTGCGCGTCTATGCCGCCAGGCAGTGTCGCGTCCACGTCCATCTGGTGCCGACCTGCCGCCAGCGCGCGGACGTCGTCGGCGCTCAGCTCGTCGAGGCGAGGGTCGACACGCACACGAGAGCGCCGCAACAAATCCGCGAGCGTAGGCATGGTTAATCCGTCAACTGCCGGTGGGTGTCGGCGTCGCGTGCGGCACGTTCGCGCTGGGCCTTGCCGCTCATCTTCACCGCCGCCGCTGCCGCTTCCGCCGCCGCCTGCGAGATGTCGTTCTCGCTGGCTTCGAGGCGCGCCTTAGCGGTCACAGGAGACTGCGTCCAGCCGGCGCCCATCGCGATCAACTGGTCCGCTTCGCTCTGCACGATGCGTTCTTCCACGGCCGTGGCGCCGTTGCTCTGCAGCACCCCGCGATACAGCATCGCCGGAAACGGCACAAACACATACGGCTTGTTCCACTTGGCCTGTTCGCGGTCGTATTCCGTTTCGCCCGTTCGTACCACACTCATGATGCTGGCCTTTCGCACGCCCATAGGCGCGAAGAGAAAAGGTGGGGGGCCACAGGCGCCCCCCACAGTCGTACTACGCAATCGTGCAGTTGGTCAGCCCAAGCAGGCCCCACGTTCCGCCGCGTGCGACGCAGATGAACGAGGCCCCCGCCTTGGCCGCGAAGGTAATCACGTCGCTCAACGTGGTGTCCCCGTAGAAGCCCGCCGTGTAGGTCACGGTGTGCGCGAACGCCGAGGCGTTGAGCACCGTCATGGTCAGGCCGTCCTGGTCCTTGGCCGGTCCTACCAGCGTCATCGCGCGGGCGGCGCCGCCGTTCAGGACCACCAGCGTGTTCTGGGTCGGCACGGCAATCGCGCCGGCTGCCGAGTACGTCACGATGGTCGGGAACTGGGGGTCAATCTGCGCGGCCTGTCCCAGCGGTAGCACGGCGAGGTCGCTGTCCAGCCCCGTGGTCGCTAGGGCAAGGATGTTGTGCGCGACCGCACCCGTGCCCTTGTCGCCGCGCAAGCGCACCGAGATGTTCGTGCCGGACACCGCCGTCACCACCATATACTCGTTGTCGATACGCAGGAAGTTGCCCGCCGCAAAGCCCGTCGCCGCCGTGACGGGAATGGTCAGGTCGGCCAATCCGACCGCCGCCGAAATCGTAGTCGTCGTTTCTGCCATGTTCGTAGTCCTTTATCCCTTCAGTCCTTAACCCTGTACGCGGCAGGCCAGCGTCGGTCGCAGCGTTGCCCAGCCGTACAGGACATCGAGACGGGTCGGTTCACTGTCCGTGCCAATCTGATACTGCTGCACCATGCGGATGCTGACGCCCAGTTCCTTCGACCGCACGGTGGTGGCTTCCGCCCCCGACGACGGACGATGGAGGTCGGCCATCACCAGCGCGAACGCGTCGGGATGGTACAGCAGCGACTGCGACGTCACGGTCGCCGTCATCGTGGTCGCGCCCGCGCCCACCACCGTGATGGCGGCGTTGTCCGCCGGCGACGCCGTCACGGTCTGAAGCTGGCCAGACGTGATGATCGACGGGCTGATGGGCAGCGCCGCCATGTCGGTGAGCACGCTGGTCGTCGCGGCGGTCACGACGAACTGCTGCAGCGCGCCGGTGCTGGCGTAGCTCACCGGGTTGACGGCATAGACACCGGCAATGGTGAAGATGTCGCCCTTGTTCAGGGTCGCGGCGCCCGACGCCCAGCCGTCCGTCACCAGCGACGAGCCCGTCTGGCTCGCCCCGTTGATGAGCGGGGTCGACGTGGTGTACGAGCCGGTGGTGAACTTCGCGACGTTCGCGTCCTCATACCACTCGCTGACACCCAGCGCGCGGCTGGCGAACTGGCCTTCGCGGTACTGTTCGCTAATCTGCGCGGACGGGTTGAACAGCGCTAGGTTGGCGTTGGACAACGTCACCATCGACGTCGGGTCCAGCACGGCCACGCGGCCATCCGACGGCACCGCGCTGTTGGTCAGCTTGGCGTTCGCCTGCAGGTACGTCAGGTTGCTGGAGGGCGTGGTGCCGGGAACGCCAACCGACTGGTACACATCGGTGTAGACGGTGTTCAGACCGTCATAGTCGATGACGTTCGCCAGAGCCGTCGCCGCCGGCGCGACATACCGCTTGCGGACTTCTTCGATTTCCTGCGTCATCGACGCCGTCGACCAGGAGTACGCGACGTTCTTCTGGTGCGTGAGCGTGATGGGCGCGTACTGGTCGTTAATGCCCTGCGTCTGCAGTGCCTGCCCTTCGGTCACGGTGAATCGCTGGGGAAGACGGGCATTGACGGTGTAGCCCACCTTGGCGCCCGCCTGGACGTAGGCGTCATCGTAGGACCGGTTGACATTGGCCGCAAACTTCAGGTTGTTGACCAGAATGCGGGCCACTTCCTTGGTGTACCACGTCGGAGTAACGAGACTGTTTGCCATGACTATCCTCTGAAATTATCGCCGGCGACGGTCGCGGTCGAGCTTGTTCATCCGGGCCACATACTCGGCTCCAAAAGACAAGTCGCTCGGGTCGTCACCGGACCCACTGGGCGTACTCCCGACTGGCCGAATCGGTGGACGCGCCTTGCTGACATAACTAGCCGGTCCTGTCGAGCCATGAGCGACAGACAACCGCGCTTCTAATGCTTTCATCTCGCCGTAGGCGAGCACGGGGTGCAGCGCAGACATGCGCTGAGCGTCATCGGGATTGTGCGCCATGTGCAGCATCAACGCCGGACCGAGGTCGCTGGCTTTGATGACGTCCACCATTGGCGTAGAGAGATTGATGTCCTCCCGATTCACTGCAACATCAAACCCGGGATTGCTAGTGCGAAACGACTCCAGTCGGTCCGTATGCGTCGACTCGCGGTGGTCGTGCCACTGCTGCCGGTGGTGCTGTTCCTGCTGCTGCTGGTGCTGCTGCTGCGCCTCACGCACCGCCTGCTGGCCGGCATACCGCGCGGCGGCCTGCACAAACTGCCCGTAGGTGTCGAACTGTTCTTCCTGGGGGGCGCTCGGGTCGTCTGCGACGGGCTCCACTGGACGAGCCTGCTGCGCCTGCGACCGCAACGCGTCATACTCGCGGCGCTCCGACTCGAACGCCCGCTGCATCTCGCCACGCTGCCGCGCAAGGTCGTTAATCTGTTGCTGGTAGGTCTGCTTGCGCCCTTCCAGCGACCGTTTCCGCTGGTTCAACGTCGACGCGGCGTCGGACGACGCGGTGTCGTTCGGCTCGTCCTCTGTGCTCAGCGCGCCGGCGTCGAACGACGCATCGGTCTCGGCGGCGCCCCCGTCGGGCGTAGTGTTGGTTTCAACGACGAACGAATCCTGTGCCGGCGCAGCCTGAGATTCTGGCGCGAGAGTGTCACTCATAGGGTTAGACCTGATACAGCGCGACCATCAAGGTCGCGGTCGTGTTGGTGCTGTTGACGCGGATGCATTCCAGGTCGAGCACCTGGCCGGCCACCGCCGTGAAGTTGACGGCCGCGCCATTCGGGAAGACTACGACGACAATGCCGGCGCCTCCGACGTACACCTTCTGCGCGGGCACCGCTTTTGCCGCCGCCGTCGCGGAATACGTCGTGCCGTCGAAATTGACGGTGTCACTCTTCGTAATCGCGACGCCGAGATTGCACGAGTTGCTGGTTGTCATAGTTCGTCGTCCTCTTCTGGTCCCGCCACCTGCTCGCGGTCAAATGCCGCCTGCTCTGCGAACCGCTGGCGGTCGTCGGCAAACCGCATCTCGAGTGCTTGTCGGTCCAGCGCATCGTCCGCCAGCACCGCGTTGTGCCCCGCCATGCCCATCTCGTGCGCCTGCTGGTCTTCGCGGTCACGGTCCGCCGCCGCAATCTTGGCCTGCGCGTCCTGCGACCCGAACTGGCCACGCATCTGGGCAATCTGCATCTGACTGTCGACCTGCAGTTGGGCAATCTGCTGACGCGACTGGATTTCCATCTGCGTCTGCTGCATCTTCGCCTGCAGTTCCATCTGCTTCGCTTGCATGTCGGCCTGCATCAGCATCTGCTTCGCCTGCAGCTCACCCTGCACCTTCACTTGGTCTTGCTGCAGCGCCTGTTGCGCCTGCTGCAGTTGCTGAGTCAACTGCTCAATCATCTGCCCCGACTGCTGCTGGACCTGCTGAAGCTGCATCTGCAACTGCGCCGGGTCTGGCGCCGCGCCGTCGTCGGGCCCCTTCGCCTGAGGCGGCAACATCCGCTTCATCCGCTCCGAGATTTCGTCGTGGCCGGGGAAATCTCGATACTTGAAGTACAGGTCGCCAATCACCGGCATGAGCCCCGGGTTCGCCATAAGCACCTGCCCCATCTCGTCGCTGCCCTGGCTGACGCGCGACTGCCACGACTTCCCGACCGTCACCGTCACCGTGTACCGCCCGACCGTTAGGTCGTGGTGCTTCACACGGGCGCGTGGGCGCATCGGCATCGGGCCCTGCCCCGGCATGGGCCCCTGACCCGGCATCGCCCCTTGGCCCTGTGGAGGGCCTTGCGGCGGCATCCCTTGCGGCCCCGGCATCGGGCCGGCCATCCCGGGCGGTCCCTGAGGCGCCGGCATCCCGGTCGGGGGCATTCCCTGTTGCGGCACCGGCACCGGCGCCCCATTTGGGCCCATGGTGAACGGGGCGTTCAACATCACGCGCGACGGCGTATCGTCCCGGCCGAGAATGCGCGCGATGCGCCCCGGTCGGTCGTAAATGCGCGGGATGAGGTCAAGCAGCACCCTCGCCTCGTACGCCATCGCCACCTGCGCCAGGTTGTCGA